TGATAGTTGACTCCCTGTTTGAGGGATAACCATGACAGACTATAATATTCGAGGCTATTTAGAAAAAAAGGGGGTCCGAAGACCCCCTGTAAAACTAGAAGTTGTACTTTACTTCTGATCAGAAGTTGTACTTGACTCCGAGTTTACCACCGTATCCACGGTCGATGTCGTCATCACCAGATCCGATGAAGGAAACTTCACCATAGACGCCTACTGCCTCAGTGGCAGCAAAGTTGACACCTGCCTTACCTGAAGGAACTGTATCGGTGTCGCCACCATCGGGCGAGACGTAGCTAGCTCCGCCTTGAACGTAGTATGAAGCAGAGTCGCCCAGGAGTCCTTCGTACCCCACGTGAAAATCCGTGGTCGCAGAAGAGTAGTCCGCACCCGTCCAGGAGGCATTGGTTTCTACGTTGACATAAGGTCCAGCAAATGCTGCACCGGCTGAAGCGAACAGAGCAGCAGAGGCTGCGAGAAAAGACTTGATCATGGTTGTTAGGTTACTTACGGAAATATCCCGTAGATGGAAGTGGTTCGACAGACCACGCTGGTAAATATTCGTGACTAGGCACGAATACTTATTTAGAGTACACCATTTCTTTAGAGGTGTCAAGCTAGTTGGGAAAACCCACCAATTTTCTTGAATTCAAGACTATGGTTGAATTTATCAAACAACTCATTCTTATGAGAAATGATAAACACATTAGCATCCTTTATCACAAAGCGAACAATTTTCAAAAACTCTTCGGTACCGAACCCATCAAGAGAGGAATCAAAGACTTCGTCCATGATCAATAGGTTAGTGACGACGCTGTTTTTCAGACGTGCAATCTCCCTCCACGTGAACAGGAGAGCGAGGTCGATCCTCATCTTCTCTCCTTCACTGAAGGATGCATACGAGAACTTCTCATGCACAGGGGTCTGGATCTTCTCGTTGAACTCCTCGTCTAGCGTGAAGTTGATATAGAAATCCATCCGCTGCAAGTAATCGTTGACGAGTTTGTTGATCATCGGGAGATACTTCCTAATGATCGAACTCTTTACGCCATCGTCTTTCAGCAGTAGATTACCTTGGGTCAAATAGTGAAACGTATTATTAGTATCTTCTAGCTTCTGTAATACCCCTCGAAGTTTCTCCTTGTATTCTGATAGTTTGTCGTCTTCAGTAGATCGGTTCTCAATGCTATCGGTAAGGTTTTGAATTTCTGATTCCAGAGTTGACTTTCGTTTTCTAGAATTAGAGATTCTAAGATTGAACTGAGAAATTTCATGCGTGATGGTAGTGATCTCCTTTTGCAGAGTAAGAAACTGTTGTTCTTTCTCCTCCTCAGCAGTGATTGCTTGCTCGATTTGAGTAAGACTATCAACGTGCTTTGTTAGGAGTTGCTGGAGATGTTCAATCTTATTTACCCTAAATGAATCGTCAATGGTCTGAGTGCATGTAGGGCATACCGTATTTTCTTCAAAGAACTTGATCTCTTTCGATGAACTAAGTTCTTTCGTTTGAAGTTTTGCTTTGAATTGATTTAGTTTCTTTACAGTATCACCTGAAGAAGTAAATCCTTTGATTGCAGTCTGAAGGTCTTCACTCTCTTCCAGGAGATCCGCAATCTTGATTTGGTAGTCGCCTGACTCTTGATCCAGTAACTGGATCTCCTCCTGTTTGGCAGTGATATCATTCTGAGAAGACTCCTCCAGGGTTTTGATGAACCGTTTCTGCATCAGAATTTTGTCTGCTACAGATTCCTTCTTCAACTCTAGCACCTTCAGGTCATCCTTGGAGTCCTTCAGACGCCCTTTGATGATCTCAGACATAGAAGAGAACACCGAGATGTCTAGGAGGTCTTCTATGACCTCCCTACGGTGTGCTGCAGAGAGTTGCATGAACGGCACAAAACTAGCACTACCCAGGATGACGATCTGAGTAAATGATTTGTAGTTCAGTTTGAGAATCTGCTTCTCAAGAAATTGCTGCTGCTCCTTGGCATCACAATCTTCATTCAATTTAGATCCGTCTTTATGGATCTCAAAAATATTAGGTTTGATTCCGCGAACTACCTTGTATTCAGTCGTACCAATTACAAATACAATTTCTACCAGACAGTCACGTTCATTGACACTGTTGACTAGTTGCGGTTTGTTCACCTTACGAAAAGGTTTACTGAACAGCGAGAAAGTCAGTGCATCAAGGATCGTACTTTTACCTGCACCATTCTGACCAACAATCAAGGTGTCCTTGCTTGAGTCTAGACTGATTTTAGTAAATTGATTACCAGATGATAAAAAATTTTTATAACGAATTTCTTTGAAAAGAATCATTCAATAGGGATTACAAGGTCATTCTTATTGATGATCGCGTACTTAGTACCCGTTCGTTCACATGCTGCAATAGCAGCTTTGTCAGCAATGTCTACGATTTCCATTTCGGATTCGAGTCCATTACATTCTAACATCATAACATATCTTTCTGCATCGTCACGTTCTACAAAAAAGAATACAACTTTCTCACCCGATTCATCAACGACAGCAAATGCTCCTTCGTTCTTAGTTTCTATTGGGGTGATTATGTGCACTTAGATGCCCTCGCACGCTAATTGATATGCCTCAGTAAGTATATCTTTGATCTTAGATTTATTTAGATTTGTCTCTAATTCATCTACGTACTTATTCAAAAGAGTCATCGTATCTTCTGTCTGATCAGCGAAGTCAGCATCCATAAAGATGTACTCTGACTTTTCAATAACCTTGATCTCAACTGGGTTTGTTTTAGCAAGTGCTGCCATGAAGTGATCGTATTCCTTATCACTACTTTTCTTGAATACAACTACCTTGACGATCTTTCCTGAATACTCACTAAACTTGAACAACTGACGAGGGGTGTCAGAATACTTGATCACCTTGTATAGAGTGTTTGGATTATCTACGTTCTTCATGGTTAGGTCTTCGGTATCAAAGATCACACAACCACGCTTATCATTCACATCACTCCAGAACATTTCATAGGGGTTACCGATGTAATAGATCTGTCCGTTGCTTGACCTTGTATGGAAGTGACCAGACAAGACACGATCAAACTTCTTATAGATCTCAATGTCGTTGCCATGTTCCATGACATGACCCTGAGTAGCAACAAAACCATTGAGTTCCAAATGACCCATAGCAACTTTTGCTTTGGATTCTTTGATCTTCTTATATGTGTCTTCTTTGTTCTCCTGATTGATCCAAGGAATGAATAGTACAGGAAGACCACCAATATCTAATTCTTCGCAGTCGCCAATAATACGAACGTTATCGTACTCTCGTAAGAGTAGATCGATAGTATTGATGTCATTAGTGTTTTTATAGAAGGCGGTGTGATTGCCCACAACAGAAACCACAGATATCCCCATATCTCGAAGACGGTCGAAATAATTTCTTTTCGCCCAGTCCAGAGAATATAAATCAACACCTTTACGGTTGTCAAAAGTATCTCCAAGGTCAAGTACAGTTTTGATACCTTCTCTTTCCAACATAGGAAAGAAAGTTTCTTCATAGAATTTTAGAAAGTATTCATGATACAGTTTAGATCCTTTCTTGAATCCAAAGTGTTGGTCTGTGATGATAGCAACTTTCATTGATCATTTGTTTTGTTGAAACCAAAGGGTCCGTCTTTGTCTTCTGCTGCAAGTTTCAGTGCAACACCACCAAGAGACTCCATGACTTTCAGGATGTCTTCTGCTTTAGCACCTTCACCAAGTTCCTTGGAAACGTACCAATACTTTGGCCAGAATAATTCACCAGCCTTTTCGTAATCCTCAAGAGTGAGAATTTTCATGCTCCGTCCTCCGTTTTGTACATCCATTCTTCAGAGTGTCCTACTGTCCACTTATCCGAGTTTTCAACTCGGTAGTTTTGAGAGCAAACTTTGAAGTCTGGCATTTGTGTGTCTGCTGGAATAAGACTCATGTCTTTCCAGATGACACGATTGTTTGGTTGAGCAGCAAATTGCCCGTTGTCAAGTCTAATGATGTTGAAAGACTTGTGCTCAGGATCATCTTGACTGAACCCAGTATCTAGTGTAGATGACTCGCTGTGGCAAGTATCTATGGTGAACATGTATTCACCAGGATGCATCTGCTTGTCTTTACCAAAGAACTCACAACGTGAGAGTATAGGTTTTTCAATTACAGTAAGATTGTAATCAAAGCAGTCCCACAATTGTAGCGTATCTAGTGAAAGATCGCCATGATCTTCTTTCCAAACAAATGCACTTAGTGGTAATTTATCAAATAAAGCACCGTACTCAGGAAGCAGAGTTTCAAAGTAAAGTGCTTTGTACTGAACACTCTTGACGCTTACCCAGATACCTTCAGTAAATTCTCCATGTCCATACTCATGATCATAAAGAAATTCTTTCCTAACCTTGACTGGTATAGGGGGCAAGTTATGGACTAGGAAAGCCATTACTTTTTCTTAGAAGTTTCTGGAGATTTGTACCCGTAAAGTTTAGGACTGATCCTACCTTGTGCTTGGTCAAACCTAATAAAGTTTTCTTTATAGGTGTCGTAATAGTGGTCAAAGAGATCTGTGGTTTTTCCACAGGTAGCAATGTCGTAGGTCTCAACTCCATCGACTTTGTATGTGACCAGATAGGCAGTGTAAGGAAGATTCTTGTCTTCTGCCTTGCTCTTTTCACACTTTTCAAAAAGAATGTTCATCGATAGTTGTTCCTGTACTGAACTGCGTCTTTGATTGAATTGTATTCGGAGTTTCTACTGTTGTCATCAGCAGAGAACACTTCATCAAACCCTGATCGCTCAATGATTTTCTGACGGATCTCTAACTGCTTCTTCTCCTTCTGGATCCTACGCAAGAAAGCGTAGTGAATGATCTGAGTGAAGTAAGCGAAAGGGTTCTTGGATTTCTCTGGATTGAAGTTGTTGATGTATTGGACACAGTTCTCGATACCATCACAAACCATATCATCTTTGAACATGTAGTTGACAAAGTTTGGTTTGTACGATAGGTGCGTCGCAATCTTCAAGAAGCATTCCCCCAAGTAGTTTGTAATACGAGGTTTTGGTTTGCCAAGTACCTCTGCATCAGATATCTCTTGCTTGTACGCAATGATCGCAACAAGAAACTCTTTGTTATTTACGTAGTGTTCAGAACGTTTTCTGGTCATCTTATTGGATCTTCATGTTCATAGTATAGCACAGCTTGACAAGACTGCAGAATGCATATAGACTAACTCTGTCAGGGTTGATCGGGAAGATATAGCTTACTTTAGAATACTATAAAGCATCTTTAGGATCTTTAGAGGCATCTTCTGCCTTATAGAGTCCTTCAAGGATATCTCTTGCTTTCTCTACAGTGTTTATAAACCCCATCTCCTTAGAGAGTTCAGGATGTTCTCTAGTGAACCCTGAAGCAATAATGTTCTTATAGGTATTGATTACATCTTCATCTTTTATTTCAGAGATAGTAATAATACGATCCATATCTACAATGAAGACTTCTTCATCTGTCAATCTCATCCAAGGTTCAAACTTATAACCTACTGGAGTACCTTTGCCTCCTCTTGAACGGATCTCTTCACAGATAATAGGATTATCAAAGATGATCTTATCGTCATCATCTGCAATAACCATAACCATAGAAAGAATCTCTTCACCAGAAACCAGCTTGACTGCTGCTATGAACTCGTCATACGGATTGTCAGAGCTTGATTTGGATGATGTCATAGTTGAACTTTTCTTCGTTATAGTATTTGATACGTTCTATAAGATGGTTCAGCGTGTAGTTTGTTTTTTGACCCTTCTTACAATCATCTGCTATATCGTATAGAGTTGCATTCAATTTAGAATCACTCTTCCGTAGCACCCTCCCGATTGATTGAAGTGTCCTGATTCGAGACTTACTTGGTGATGCAAAGACCACGTTGTGTAAGTTCTTTATATTGATACCTGTTGA